TATCTTCAAGCACATCAAAAGCAGCACGACGTTGCTTGTCCTCATCATAGAAGCTAACACCTGTCACTTTTGCCGCTTTTTCAAGGTATTTCTGATTAGTGAAAATTCTTAATGTTGAATCAACCAACGTGGCTAGTCGTTCTGGTTGTCGCTCAATTTTTGATAATTGCTCAATGAAGCCCAGCGTATCAGTGAAGCTCAAATTAGCAGCTTTAGCATTTACACCCACTCGAGCAAAAATACTGGACAAATCCTCAAGTTCAGCATTACCCAAACGTCCAGCGGTCGTCATCTGGTCAAGTAACTGAACAGCCACTTCTGGTTTAGACAAGTCAAAATCGAATGTTTCAGCAGCCACGGAAAGAGAAGCTGATAATACTTGCGCATTAGACCCTGTTACCGCCATTGCTGCGTTGATAGCATTGATAGTGACACGCGCTTTTTGCCACTCCATGCCCGACTGAATCAAATTATTAAAACCACCCAATAATGACTCAATTGGCTGTCCCGTATCTCGACTCATTGTCAAAATATCTTCGCGCAACTGGTTAGCCATTTCTTGCGTAGCGCCCGCTGTCTGCCTAATTTGTATAAGGCGTTTATCTAGCTGTGCTGAATCCATTATTGTTCGCGTACTTAAATAAGCTGCACCAGCACCTGACAAAATAGCGGTATAACGATTGCCTAGCTTATCAAGACCTCGCGCCGTTACTGAGACAGAGCGATTTAACAGGGTCATTTGATTGCGACCCGTTTTGCTAAAGCGTTTCCAGCGTTGCTCATTAACACGCATTTGCTGGGTAAAGTTACCACCCGCGTTAATATTAATACTGGTTGTTAAATCGCTCATGTGTTTAGTTAAATCTCAATAAAAGCTTTCTTAAAGGCATGTTTAAAACATGCGGTAATGGCGTCTGTGTTGATTGGCTGAAATTAAGACTCAGCTTTTCCATCATCACCATCAGACGCATCAGGTCGCCCCCGTTCGGCTGCGTCCTCCATTGCTTTAACTGCTGCCGCATCCATTTTGTTAGCAGCTGCTTGAAGTGCATCTAAATCGTCAGGGTGTAGGCGTTTGATGTCATTCACACTTAATTGAACAATCACCTCGCCGAGCTTGGTGATTTGACGGCGTAAAATATTGATACCGACCAAGGTTGGGCTAACAACAAACTCGTGTGCCTGCTCACCATTTTTATCTAAGACTTGAACCAGTTTTTCTGACTCTTCATGCGCATCGATGATGTTGGCAGTAGTGACTTCTGTTAGCGTGATTTGGCGGTACTCTGTACCGCCATATTTGAAGTCATGTTGAAGTTGTACAACCACCTCAGCCATTAGACTTTCTCCGCTGGGTCGCCATGCATTTCAACCGCTGTGCTTTCTTTCTTGAGCTTGACAGTGCCGACAGTGAAGGCATTTTTAATCAGATAAATTTGACCTGTGTCTGCTTCAAAGGTGATGGTTTTGTCTTTCCATTTACCGATTTCAACCACATCAACATTCTCATCCATGGGTTTATCAAATGTAACCATGGCCGGTTGAGTGCCTTCATACATTGGATGCGTTTTACCATCTTCGGTGGTTTTCGATGTGTAAGTATCACCACCGGGATCAAGTTCGGCATTTTCTGACAAGATAAAACCGCCGTCAGATTGAATTTTCATTTTTCCTGCAATCATGTTTTAGCTCCTATTGATGTTCAGTTTGCACGGCAACGTTGCGTAAGTTGTAGATCAGAATTGGTGACTGATACATGTCAACGCGGTTGTTATCATCGGCATTGATTTCGGCGTGCAAGGTCTCTTTGTAGTCTTCATAGTCTTGCACCCAACCTTTGTCTTCAAACTTGCGATACAACACCAAAAACTCGACTTCCAAGGCTTTCGGCGTGACGATAGGTTGGCCTTCTGGAATGTCATAACCGTTATCAGCCAACTTGTGACGTGGGAATTTAAGCGAGATATGGGCGCGTTGTTCAAAGCGAATCCGCTCAAGCGTTTCAGGTGTAGTGATATCTAAGAAGCTATCATCAGAAAAGCCTGCATCGTTTTCTTGATACATGGTGATTTGACGTTCGATACGCACCGTGCCATCACGGTCAACGGTGTGCGTTGCAATACCATCAAACAAAAGTTGATTTCGCTCAATATCATTCCAACGATCTTCTTTGGCGGCTGGGTAAATGCCCGGTAATGCAATGGTGCGAAGTTGACGAGCAGGATCAATCTCAAGCTCTAATGACGCTACTGCTGTGTTTGCTGCTGCCCATAACCATGTTGGTGACATTGCAAGGTTGGTACCCATCATGCTGATATGAGGGGTATTACCTGTGCCACCATAGGTACCTGTTGCTGAGTGAGTGCCGCGATAAGCACTAAATGCACGACCACCAATTTGGCGCATTGGGCCATAACGACTATCAAGCTCAGTGGCTAGCTTAGTCATGTTTGCACCATCGGTGAACGGGTTTGCAAACCAGTTATACCATTCATCCGCAATAGCAGTAATCACATCATTGATGTCAGGCGAACCCGTGCCACCAGAGAAGTTAACAAGGCTTAAGGTGACACCTTTTGGTAACTCTTCACCATCAAAATAATTAAGGCGAATATCAATGTCGTTGCCGGTTTCACCTTTCCATTTGCAGGTAAAGTTAACAAGACTTGTGTTGCCGCCATCAATTGCAGCCGTAACTGGCAATGCATCGTCTTTGTAGTTATTTACTGCATCAACAACAGCTTGCGCAATCTCTGCTGTGGTGTCGGTTGCTGATACACCTACTTGTAAACGATAACCCGCTATATATAAGAATAGCGTGCCAGCTCGAGTAGCTACGGTATTAACCGTTAATGAACCACTTGCGGCCACACCTGCTGCTGGTTCATCTAAAGCAATAAACCATTTTTCAGTAAATGGACTCGCATTGATAGCGATTTTACCCATTTCAGCTAGCATGGAGCCACGACCAAAGGCTTCTTCTAATTGCGTTTTATTGTTAGCACGAATCAACTGATTTGCTGCTGCAGAGCCTGTTGATAGCTTGATGCCGATATACAAGCTCTTAAAGTCAATAACACCATTACCAGCTAGTCGGTTGCTGATATTAATATTGACACTTGGAATGCGTAACTTTGATGGCACACCTTCTACTGAAATACCCATTTATGCGTCCTCTTTGCTAGTTGCTTTTTTGTCTGCAGCTGCTTGTTTTTTTTGCAGTGCTTTAATTTGCGTTTCATCTGTGATGATTGATAAATCGCCATCACGAACGCGACGGTGGTAATAAAGATCATCATCAACATAAGCACCAAACTCACCAATGTGGTTTTGCTTTAAGCCACGGACTTTGATTTTTGGGTCGACGGGAATGACATAGATTTTAGCCATGCTATTGTTCCTCTTGCGGTAAGTTGACAAGGTCTTCAGCGCTTGGCTCTGCCTGACCTTCGGTTAAATGTGTTTCTGAGTAAAATGTAAGAAAATCAGCCAGCGCTGAGCTATCTACTTCAACATTGACAGGTAGGTTTAGCACTTCAAACGACACAGCATATAAAGCCGCGTTTAATGACGATTCAATGGTCATTGAAAACAGGTTTTTAATGCCTTTTTGTTTTAAAGTGCCGACACCTTGCACGGTGTTATCGTGAAGCTTTGCCAATAGTTGTGTTGCTAAGAAATACGCACCGGGCATTGTTGAATCACCACGGCGACGATTATTAGAACCGTTAACATTTTTAACGATGACATAGACGTCAAACTGTGCATTTATATTGCGACCAACACCATTTTTACCGCCCATAAACACAGGATAAATACCCGGTGTTTTATGGCTGCCAATGAACTTTTTAAGCATGTCAGGTGTTAAGCCTGAAGGCAGGGCATCAACGGTGCCAATATGCTGACCTAGCAATTCGCGTGATTTATCGACAATGAAGTCTTCAACTCTTTCGATTGCTGTCGTCATCAGATAAAGCTCTTATCGTTGCGGTTAAAGGTGTTGCCACCACTTGTCATTTGCACGGTGTTATTGCTGGCTGGCTTGCTATCATCTGCCGCCTTACCAATAGTCATTGTGCCGTTAGCAATATCTTTAAGAGTCTTAATGGCTGTGTTATAGCGTTTTTCAACGTGTTCAACCGCAATATCATCATAAAGTTGATAGCGAGCGATATCCGCTGCCATGCGCTTGATGGAGTTTGGCACTGGATTAAGGTTTGGATAGCGGGCGCTGATATAGCCATCAATAATGCTCTCAGCATCTGCTATCGCTGTATTTATGACATCCATGTCCATCTGACCAGCATTTTGCATATCCGTAAGCTGGATCAGTTCATCCTCTCCAAATCGTGTAATGAGGTCGTCAGGGGTGCAGTACATTTAAGATTCCACCGTTAAAGTGTGAGTCATTATTTCTGACACTGCTTTAGTATCAGCTTCACGCAACTTAAAGCTAAAAGTGTATGTTCCGGCAGGTGCTGAAATAATGGGGACACCGCGATTATCCATTGACACAATGCCATCTAAAGTGTCGAACGAGATGACATCATTCAGTTGTACGTTTTGAACAATTGCGTATTCATCATCAACGTCAAACAGATTTTCTGAGCCGTCTGTCATCGTTGCTGTAGTCGTGGTCGCTGTGTTTGCTGTAATGACACCCCACGAGCCATCTGTCAGATTTAGCAAAATAAACCCGACCCATTCATCGATAGACCATGAAACAGTGGAATCGGATAACACGGCACTTGCAGCACTGCCGTTGTGCTGGCCTTTTGCATAATGCAGCACTGAAGTTTCTGGAATAGGCGAACCATCATATAAGGCATATTGCCAACCATCAATTTCACCAACAAAAACATTTTTTATAATTTTTGTTGTTGATACCAAACCATCCGCGATAGGCCTGTTAGCACCTACGGTATCTCCAGCCGTGTGGCTGATTGTGTCTGCGCCAATGTAAGAGTTTATACTTGATACATATGTCTGCCCGTCACCTGAAATGCTGTATGCAGTTGTTGGCAGCACACTAAACTCACTTAATTTTTTAGCAGGATACGCAGCAATATCGTCTTCACTTGGTAACGTGCCATACCACATCGCAAGTTCGATATAACTATCATTGAGACCGGTTAATGGTGATCCCGCCAGTTTTGCTTTTGCCGTTACACTGTAGAAATCTGCATTAGTGACATCCACAGTATCTCCAATTTGAACACCATCTAAAAAGTATTTGAGTTGACCAGCGACTGTATCGACAGTAGCAACTAGCGTATAAACAGTATCTAATTGCGCATCACCTATGAAAGCAAAGTCTCCATTTCCGGAGTTCAATCTGATGCGACCTTTGACTAGGTTGCCTGTAGACATTTTTACCGTGTCAAAAAAACCATTTCCGACATTTAGAATGTCATGAGATTCTAGATCGCCAAGTTTAAAACGAAATAATCTAGCGTATTTCGTTATTGCGCCCGTCGCATTGCCGACAGCTTCCTCAAATGTATTAACCGGCGTATTACCCTTGTTAACTAATGACATCTAAGCAACCACTCTGTTTGTTGTATTAACTCTTTGCTCATAGAGGGCATCTTGAAGACCTTGGTATTTGTATGATGTAGTTAGATCATCGCTTTGACTGCGCAGTGTGCCAAACTCAATATCTGACGAATTAAAAAATAGCAATTCACTACCACCATGCTGAAACCACAAGTCAACCATTTTTTTGTAAAAGGTCCGCATTTGGGGATCAGCGTTTACTTCGGCAAATAAATCAATGTATGTCTGATCTAGCGTTCCATTAACCAAATGCTGCCCGGCTTCATACGCTCCCAACCGCATTCCATATTTCTGTGCAACCGATTTATGATGTTTAATATAAGTAACTGCATCACCTTCGAGTTGAGTGTTTAACGCATCAATGTAATCTTGCTTTGTCCAAGTTGGGTTGTTGTCGTTTGCATAAGCCGATCCTATGTAATATCCAACTGCGAGCATGTCAAAGTTATACAAAATTGATGCGTCTATTGCTTCAATATCTTCAACGTATGAAGTGCCCCAAAATTTAGTGCCGAAAACGCGAGTCACGCGCCCTTTTTCAGGGAATTGGTTTAAAAATTGCGTCATGCAATTACTTGCTCTAGTCGCATATTCATAAGCGACTTGGTCGAAATTGTAAACAGCAGAGTCATAACCAGGGCTAACGTTATATAAAAGCCACTGCGTTTGCCCAAAAAGATAATTCCATGGCTCATTTGTGTACTCGACATATACATTTAAATGACTGTTTAAATTTGCAAAGATATAAGCCGCCGTGTTTTGGATAAATTCGTTAGTCGCCCGGTGCGGGATTAAAATCCACGGGTTTGTGTCTGTTTCATTAGAAATTCTTACAATTTCTTCAATCGACATACCGGTGTCTTGAGCGCCATAGTAATTATCAATTGGCCTATCAGCCCACTCAGACAGCGTGTTTAGCCATGGTCTGTTGACCGTGTCAGATTTTGAGTTTATTTCTTGTGGGTCTAGATATCGAAGTGTGCTTAAACCGTTCCAAATATCAAGCCAAACTGAGTTTATCAGTGTCGGGTTAGCCTCTTGTGAAAGCGGGATAATTCGTAGGTTTTTTAAATGATTTGAGGCATTTATGTTTGCGATGCGAACTTTCAATTGCCCCGGTGAATTTACTGTAAATTGAATGCGGCCGCTTGTACTAGAATTAACAGTAAGATCAGCACTTCCAAAAAATGACGGATCACCTTCGCCATCCCACAGCATCACCCACTCAGCCGGACTTACTCCAGATTTAAACCAATTCATTTGCGAGATATATGAATAGGCGTGATCATTCGTTGATGTTGACGGATTTGATAACACATAGCCATTTGCGTCTAAATTTGACGGGTCTATCGTATTGCCGAACAACTCCATAACTGAAGCTGTTTTAGCTAAATCGTTGAATAAACCTTCTTCATCGTAGTAGTTTTTCGGTGGCAAATTGATGCCAATATTGATTGTTTTATCAATATACCTCTGACCCGGTCTTACTTGACCAAGCTCAGGCCAATAAAACGCATTTTGTGAATTATTTTTACTAAGTAATCTAGGCATCGTTAATCACCAGTGTGTAGCTTTCACCGGGCAAAAAGTTTGTTGTAGGCGCATAAGCACGAACATTGAAGTCATCAACAACCTGCTCGATAGTTAAATCAAGCGTTGCGGTGTCTGTAATCAATTGAATAGATGCGGTCTCAGTCATACCACCCTTCTCATAATAGACGTTGAACAACTCACTATCCGCCATGGTTCCACCGGCATCAGTGATTTGCTCAACTCCCGCTGACACACTTGAGCTTTGAGAAGTAGGCAGCGCTAAAAACAACCACTCAAGCATTAGGCATCACTCTCTAGCACAACAATTTCAGCTGTATCGCCAACTGCTTTGCCATATAAATTTCCATCAAATTGGCGAGGAAGGCCTTTAGAGGGATCTAGTGGCATGCCTACAGCACCTGCTGCAGGCACTGCTGTATCTGTGCGCACAACCGCAAAACCATCGACAACTCTTGCAATAAAGTTTTGCTTATTCGTAATTAAGCGATATTCAGTTTTAACAAGCTCGACGTGTCTCGTTGGCATATTCTTGGCCTCTAAAGTTCAACAACAGTGAATTCAGGGTCTGTTTCTAAAACAGTGATTTGCTCACGTGTTAGCAGCGTTTCTTCAGTGCCAGTCCAGCGACGTTTTAAGCGACAGAAACCGTCGGTTTTCACAGTTACTTTGACCGGGATTCGTTCATCTTGTGGCACTTCAACAAGCTCGGTCACAACAGGCTCTTTAGTTGAATCTGCTTTAGCTTGCTCAGCTGCTGCATCATC